GGCGGCTCGGGGTCTGTACGAATCCTGACTTGGTCTCCGGGTATCCGCTGACCGGCCTGGGCCGAGTCCCGCGAGGGCCTCGAGGCGGGGCCGGTGCCCCATAAGACTTCACTCACAATACACCACGATTCGTGGCTCAGGAAGCCGAACCCGCACGACCTGGTGTCGGCGGCGAAAGGATCAGATATGCCTCCCCTTCCAAAGCCGCCGGGCCAGCGTGTCCGGCGCAACAAGGACCAGTCGCAGTGGAAGCAGCTGCCCGAGCAAGGCCCCGACAGGCCGGCGCCGAAGCTGCCAACCAAGAAACCGGCGTGGCTCAAGTCCACACGCACCAAATGGGAAAAGCTCTGGGCCTCACCGATGGCAACGACCTACGTGGACGCCGACATCATTGCCCTTGAGCGCATGGCGCTCCTCTGGGATGAGATCGAGCGCGGCAACACCGGCGGCGGACGCCTGAATGCAGTCCAGAACCTCGAGGACCGTTTTGGCATCTCACCGAAAGGCCGCAGACAGCTTCAATGGGAGATCACGAAGTCAGAAGTCGTTGAGCTTCCCAAGAAGAAGCCGCAGCGCAGACTTCGAGCAGTCGAGACCGGCTAGATGCCCTGGAGAGGGCCGGAAGTGCCCGGCGAGTTCCCGACACTCGGCTATTTGGTGGCCGATTGGATCGAGGACTACTGCGCGATTCCCGATGGCGAAAGAGCAGGCGATCCTTACCTGCTGACCGACGAGCAGCTGCGTTTCCTGCTCCACTTCTACCGGATCAACGAGAAGACTGGGAAGTTCGCCTACGAGCGTGGCGGCCAGTTGGTCAGACCGCAGAAATGGGGCAAGGGCCCGTTCTCGTCAGCGATTGTCTGCGCCGAGGCTTTGGGTCCGGTCGTGTTCGACGGCTGGGATGCAGACGGCGAGCCCGTAGGCCGGGATTGGGCGACACCCTGGATTCAGATTACGGCGATTTCGGAAGCACAGACCGCAAACGTCTGGCGGGCCTTGGTGCCGATGATCCGACTGGGCAACGAGCTCGCAGCCGAGATCCCGGACACCGGCGAGACTCGCATCAACCTTCCCGGAGGGGGCCGGATTGAACCCGTAACTGCATCTGCAAAGTCAAGGCTCGGTCAGCGCATCACCTTTTGCCTCCAGGACGAAACGCACAGCTGGCTTGAGACAAACGGCGGTCGAAACCTGGCCGACAACCAGCGCCGCAACTTGTCGGGCATGAAAGGCCGGTTTCTCGAGACCACCAACGCCTGGGACCCGGCCGAAGAATCGGTAGGACAGCAGACTTACGAGGCCGAATCCGATGGCGTCTTCATAGATGACGTCGAACCGGGCGAAGGCTCGATCAGGAACAAGCGTGAGCGCCGCCGGATGCTAAAGGCGGTCTACGGCGACTCGGCGGCCGGCGACAAAGAGCGCGGCATCGAAGGCTGGATTGACCTGGACCGGATCGACGCCGAGATTGTGGACCTTTTGACCCGCGATGCACCGCAGGCAGAGCGATTCTTTCTCAATCGCAAGCGTGCAGGCGAGGCAAGGGCCTTCGACCCCGAGAAATGGGACGAAAACGGTCACCCGCAGGAAGTCGAGCCCGGATCGCTGATTGTCCTGGGCATCGACGGGGCCCGATTCCACGATGCTTTGGCGATCATTGCCACAGAGGTCGAGACGGGCTATCAGTGGCCGCTTGGCATCTGGGAGACGCCGCAGGACGCCCCGGACGACTACGAGCACCCTTTCGAAGACGTAGATGGTGCCGTCATAGAGGCCGCCGAGCGTTTTCAAATCTGGCGGGCCTACATCGACCCGCAATACATCGAGCCGCTCTTCGAGAGATGGCAGGGACGCTATGGAGAGCGCAGCTTTATGCCTTGGTACACGTCAAGGCCCCGCCAGGTCGGTTGGGCCGTCCGAGAGTTCACCGACGCAATTTCGGCCGGCGATTTTCAGCACGACCCCGACGAAACATTCACCCGGCACATCAAGAACGCGGTGAAAAGCAAGCTGAATGTCCGAGATGACCGCCAAAGGTTCATGTGGACCATCAGCAAGGACCGGGTTGACAGCCCGCGCAAGATCGACGCCGCGATGGCGGCAGTTTTGAGCTGGGAGGCCCGTGGCGACGCCATTTCAGCCGGCGCGACCACCAAACAAGACAAGAGCTGGGTGACTTTTTAGAAAGGAGCGCCACAGATGGCCGAATACACGCCAGAGCAGTGGCGCGACCGCCTGGAGCACAGACTTCACGAACGCTGGAACGATTGGTCCCTGTTTGACGCCTACTACGTGGGCGATCAGCGCCTCAACTTCGCAACGCAGAAGTGGAACGACACCTTTGCGGCTCGTTTCGGCAAGATCACCGATAACTGGTGCCCGATTGTCGTTGACTCGACCGTCGAGCGTCTGACGGTGCAGGGTTTCCGCTTCGGACAGGAGCAAGAGGCCGATCAGGCCGCTTGGGACATCTGGCAGGCCAACAACCTGGACTCTGGCTCAGAAATGGCCCACACGGAGTCCGTGAAGCTCGGTGAGAGCTACTGGCTGGTCGAGCCACCCCTGCAGGCCGGCGGCGCACCCCGGATCACAGCCGAACATCCGTCGCAGGTCATCGTCGCCCACGTCCCCGGCGACCGTCAGCGGCGGATGGCCGCGTTCAAGAAGTGGATTGGCGAGGACGGCTACGCCTACTGCACGCTCTATCTCCCCGATTTCATTTACAAGTGGGAGTCCAAGAAGGAGCTTGACAAGGGCGGGGTCATAAAGGGCCAGATCGACTGGGTTGAGCGCATGGGCGACCCCGGCGGTCGAAACTCGCTTGGCGTAGTTCCGGTCATCCCGCTGCCCAACTCACCGTCGATGCTCTACGGCGGCCGCTCCGACCTTGCAGACATCATCGACCTGCAGGACGCAATCAACAAGGTCCTTTCAGACATGATGATCGGCTCCGAGTATCAGGCGTTCCCACAAAGGGTCCTGACAGGCGTTGAGATTCCCAGAGACGAAAATGGGCAGCCGCTCAGGGCCGCAGCACTCAAGGCCGCTCACGACCGCGTCTGGACGTTTTCAAACGACAACGCCAAGGTCCACGAGTTCTCGGCGGCCGACCTCAAAAACTACATCGACGCCAAGAACAGCCTGGTCTCGGATCTGGCAGCCCAGACACGCCTCCCGCCGCAGTATGTGAAGGGCGAGATCACCAACGCTTCTGCAGACGCGCTCAAGATGGCCGAAATCGGACTTGTCAGCCGCACCCGACGCAAGATGCCGTCGTTCGGTGCCGCACACGTCGAAGCCATCCAGCTGGCTTTCCAGTCGATGGGCGACAACGAGCGTGCTGGCGAAGTCTTGGCCCACACGATTTGGGTTGATCCCGAGTCCCGTTCCATCGCCCAAGTGGTCGACGCAGCCGTCAAGCAGAAGGAGCTCAACGTCCCGGATGAGGTCCTTTGGGAGAAGATTGGGTATTCGAGCTCCGAAATCCAGCGCATGCGAACCGTCCAGGCGCAGGACATCCTTTTCCAGGACATATCGGCGGTCGAGGCAGTGCCGACATCCGGCGAGACGCAGACCGGCAACGAAGGCCAGATTTCAGCCTGGCTCGATGAGCTGCTTCGCTACGTCAGGGAGGGCAACGCAGAAGCCATTGCCGTCTTGCTTGCTTCTGGCTGGCCCGACCAGTGGGATCAGAGCATTGACGAAATGACCTACGCCGGTCGTGAGGGAGACCTCGAGCTTCTCAGGCGGATCATTGCCGTGCTTCGGTCGGTCAACGGGCCCGCCGACGCGGCAACGATCAGGTCTTTGCTTTCCCAGATCCAAGGCAACTAAACCGTGCCGGCCAATCGGCGCAGTCTGGCGATCACCAACGCTTACGGGCAAAGGCTCAAGGCAGTCGAGCGTCGGGTCTTGGCCGAAAGCCGCAGGGCCTACCGCAGCACTGGCGACTTCGACGCCGACTACGCACGCTGGTTTGAGGTCATGGCACCGGCAGTTGCAGCTGCCCAGGCCGCCAACGTAACGCTCACTTCCGCGTATCTGGGTGCTTTCGAAAGCTCAGAGCGCGGACGTGTTGTCAGGGCCCCGCAGATCGACCCAACTGAGTTTGTCGGCAGGACCCGCGACGGCAGGACGTTCGAAGAGGGCTGGACTTCACCGCCGATCAAGAGCAAGGTCGCAATATCCGAAGGCAAGACCATCGAAGAGGCAGTCAAGATCGGTTTTGATGCGTCTTCGAACCTGATCCGTCTTGACACCTACGCCGCGGCGCGTAACGCCATGGCAAAGGTGATCCGAGACAGTGGCGGCATCATCGGATACAGGCGTGTTAGCCAGGGCGAGACGACGTGTGGTGGATGTCTGGCTGCCGAAAGCGGCGACGTCCTCCTAGACAGCGAAGACTTTGCCAGTCACGCTGGTTGCGACTGCGTTGCCGAGCCGGTCTACGGAGATGTCGATGACCTCTTCAACCACCCCACCGGAGCCGAACGCTACAGCCGACTTTCCGCTCAGGAAAAGATTGAAGCGGTGGGCCTAGACGCCGCTCAACTTATTGACGATGACCAAATCAGCCTTTCTGAGCTACAGGGCGTGTCGGTCACAGCTCTGGGAGATGACTTTCTTACCCAACGTCCTTTGAAGGACGTCATCTAGCCACCCCAACGACCCAGGAGGTCACAACATGTCCGAAGAGGACGCACCGGCCCAGGAGGCCACATCAGCCCCTGCCGAAGACCAGCAGGCACCCGAAGCCCCGGAGGCAACGGAAGAGCCGAAGGTCTTTGACGAGGGATACGTCAAGAAACTCCGCTCGGAAGCGGCGAAATACCGCACCGAGGCAGCTGAGGCCAAGGCCAAGGCACAGGAGTACGAGGACGCGCAGAAGTCCGAGCTTGAAAAGGCCCAGGACCGTCTGACGCAGACAGAAACTGCCAAGGCGGAAGCCGAGGCCAAACTGCTCCGCTACGAAGTCGCTGCAGAGAAGAACGTGCCAGGACACCTGCTCGATCTTCTCGTTGGTAGCAGCAAGGAAGAGCTCGAGCAGAAGGCGGATCTCATTCTCGAGAACGTCAAGCCAGCGGAAGCCCCGCAGGCCACCTTCGACGGTGGACCGCGAGTGCCCGCACCCGAGCCCAAGACCCCTGAACAGGCTCACAACGAGCTTGTGATCGGTCTGCTCGGCAAGACAAACCAGTAAAGGTTCCCGAAGCCGCAAGCCGGCAGCGGGACATCGACAGTAAGGAGGGGCTTCAATGCCCAATCAGATCCCGCTGTCCGGTCTCAGCGATGCGGCCGGCGGCTTCCTACTCCCTGATGAGCAGGGTCAGCTGCTCACCACGGGGATACTCAACCAGGCTGCTGCCTTCCAGGTGGCAGGCGACGTCAGGACCACCACGTCCCGGCGCACCGAGTTCCCCATCTGGCTCGGAGAGCCGACCGCCTCATTCGTAGGCGAGGCCGGCACCAAGCCGGTAACCGGCGCTGAGTTCGGCCAGGGCACGCTCAACATCAAGAAGATCGCGTCCATCGTGCTCTTCACTGACGAGCAGATCGAGGACGTCCAGAACGGCGACCTCAACGTTCTGGTCGACTCGGGCGTGCGTGACGGCATTGCCAAGGTCATCGACCAGCACGCCATCGGCCGCAACAACGGCTCGGCCGTGTCGGGCAACTTCGACACCGAGCTCTGCGACACCAGCTCCAAGGTCGAGCTCGACCTGGGCAAGCAGGACGGGCTGGCACTGGCCGTCTCGGCTGCCATGGGCACGCTGGAGTCCAACGGCTACACCGACTCCAGCCAGATGGCGCTCATCCTGGCCTCCGACGCTGCACGCCACCTGCGTGACGCCCGGCAGACCGGCGGTGGCACCGCTGCCGCGACCGCACAGGCCCAGGGCCTCTACGTCTCGAACGTGGACCCGCTCTACGGCCTCGAGCGTTCGTTCTCGTCCAACCTGGACCGCATCAACAGCGGTGCCGGGTCGAACAAGACCGTCGCCCTGCTGGTCTACAAGCCCAACCTCCACGTGAGGGTCCGCAACGACATCCGCGTTGCGAGCTCGAGCGAGGCCACCGTCCACGACGGAACCGGCCTGCGGAACCTCTGGCAGGAGAACCTCACCGGTCTCCGCTACGAGACCCGCGTTGGGTTCTACGTCCACGACCTGAACCGGGCCGTGGTCAAGATCGCCAACGAGTCGTAGGACTCGCTGAGTGAAGGGGTCGGTCGACATCAAGTTCCCGGAACGGAAGTCTGATGCCACGGGCCAGCGTCCTAGCTGGTTCCCGTTTCAGATCAACTCTGTTGCCGACGACAACGATTCGGCCGACCCCATTCCACTCACCAAGCGCGAAAAGTCGATTGGTGAGCGCAAACCAATCCCTTGGTGGCCCTTCTGATGACCGAAGCCGAAGTTGTAGACAAACTCAGCCGCCTGATCGACGCCGACACTGACCCGGCGCTCACAGACGACGACATGGACGACCTCCTGGCTATCGCCGCCCGGCCCGATACCGCCGGCCGCACCCGTGCCGATGACGCATGGGAGCCGACTTGGGACATAAACGCCGCAGCCGCAGAGGGATGGCTTCGGAAGGCCAGCAAGGCCGTAAGCCGCTTTTCCTTCCAGGAAGACGGCCAGAGATTTGAAAGGGCGCAGATTTATGCGCACTGCATCCGTCAAAACGAGCTTTACGCCCGAAAGGCAATGGGAAGCCTTACGACGGAAACCTACTTCGGCCCGGTCGACTGACCTGGGCTGACAAGACGTAGGGCCTGCCATCCCCGGTGGCGGTGACAGGCCCTGCGACCTGATGCCACCGACTGCCACCAATAGGAGCGACATGACTGACGCTGCCACCAAGCGTCCGCGTCTGCTTTGGCACTCAAACGCGGGTTGGAGCCCGACGGGATACGGCCAACAGACCGGACTCTTCGCACCGAAGCTGAATGAGCACTACGAGGTCGGGATCTCGGCCTTTTACGGCCTCGAGGGCGCACGCCTCAATTGGAACGGGATCATCACCTATCCGGGGATGCAGCCCGACATGGGCAATAAGACCCTCCTGCCGCACGCCAAGGCCCACTTCGGCGGCGATGTCAGAAACGGGCTTGTCGTCACCCTGCTCGATGTCTGGGTGCTTTCACCCGATGTCGCTCGTCGGATGAACATGGCCTGCTGGGTGCCGGTCGATCACGAGCCAGCTCCGCCCAGGGTTCTTGACTTCTTCCGCGAGTCCGGCGCCATTCCGATTGCCATGAGCAAGTTCGGACAGCGGATGCTCGAGGAGTTCGACCCGCTGTATGTGCCGCACGGCATCGACACGTCGGTCTACAAGCCCATTGACAAAAAGACCGCCCGCGAGGTAACCCAGATGCCCCAGGACAAGTGGCTGGTCGGCATGGTCGCCGCCAACAAGGGCAACCCGTCAAGAAAGTGCTTTGCCGAAGCCCTGATGGCTTTCAAGAAGCTCGCTGACGGAAACCCTGATGTCGGGCTTTACCTGCACACCGAAGCCCAGGGGATCTTCAACGGCGTGGATCTACCCCGCCTGATCCGCGAGATCGGGATACCGGGCGACCGCGTTTATCTTTCCGACCAGGAGCGGCTTCTTTTCAACCCCGTTGGTCACGAGACGATGGCGCACGTCTATTCGTCACTTGACTGTCTGCTGTCCCCGTCCGCAGGCGAGGGTTTCGGCATACCGGTCCTCGAGGCCAACGCATGTGGAGTCCCGGCCATCGTCACAGACTTCTCGGCACAGTCCGAGGTCTGTGGCGCAGGCTGGAAGGTCGGCTACGCCCCGTATTGGACTACGCAGTCCAGCTGGCAGGCGCACCCTGACGTTGACGACATCACGCAGGCCCTAAAGGCCGCCCACAGGCGCACAGACCGCGAGATCGAGACCATGAGCCAGCAGGCCAGAGAGCATGGGCTTGAATACGACGCCGACCTGGTCATGGAGCGCTACATGCTCCCGGCGCTCGAGGAAGTAGCCAACCGCTACGAGGCAAGACAGCCCAAGCTGGTCAAAGCATGAAGGTTGCATGGCTCCACGACCAGGGCAACGCCGATGGGACCAAGGGCGGCGCCGAATACACGATGGACTGGTTCAAGCAGCTGGCTCCGAACGGCATCCAGTTCGACCCGGACGGCTACATCGCGGTCGTAGGTAACTGCGTCACATTCCAGCCGGAAATCATTGACGAGATCGCCCACAAGCGGGTCATCCGCTACCACCACGATTTGAGCTACGCCGAAGACGCGGCGCTCCGATACTGGCTGGACGGCAACGCGGTCAACATTTTCACTTCGCCGCTTCACCTTGAGAAATACCGCTTTGAGGTTGAGCCAAGGCACGAGCCGCTCGTAATACCGCCTTTTGTCGACCTCAACTCGTTTCGGCCGAACCGCCAGACGCGGCGAAACGGCAAGCGGCAGGGAATTGTTACGGTCGCAAGCTGGCAGAACGCCGGCAAGGGCGCACAGCTCGTCTCGGAAACCCTTTACCGCCAGGGACTTGAGGCCGACTGCTACGGGCCCGGCTACTTCACGCCCTACGGAGACCACGTTCACAAGAAGGGCCCGGTCGACCCGGACAAGCTGCCCCAGATCCTCTGGCAATACGAGCAGTTCATCTTCTTGCCAAGCGTGGTTGAGCCCTTTGGCCGCTGCGTAGTCGAAGCCTGGGCTGCGGGCTGCGAGGTCCTGACGAACGATCTAGTGGGCAGCCGTCACTTCATCGAGAACGACCCGAAAGCCCTCCAGACGGCCGCTGAGGACTTCTGGGAGGTCGTCTGTGGTTGATGTGATCGTGCCAACGATTGAGGGCCGCGAAGAATCGCTTGAGCGGTGCCTGGCGAGCTTCTCGGGCCTAAACCACATCGTCGTCAAGGGAGAGCCGACCTGTGGACGTGCCTGGATCAAGGGAATCGAACAGTCAACGGCTGACTACATCTTGCTTTGCGCCGATGACATCCAGTGCGACTATTACGACTGGCAAGAGCCGCTTTGGATCGAAGCCTGCATCGAGACCTGTGAGAAGGGGATGCTCCCGGCTCCGGTCGTCTTTCGCCCCAACCACTCGCTGGAGTCGGCCGGCGGCGACATGAGCGCGTCGGGCTGTCTGATCGACCATATCCAGCCCGACTGGACGCCTGTGGACTTCACGCCGATGCCCTTTGGCTCCAGAGAGCAGATCGAGGCCATCGGAATGATCGAGGCGCACTACATGACCGACGTGTGGTTCTCCCACCGGGGTCGCCAACTGGGCTACGAGACCGTGCTTCGCCATCCCTATCGGCTCATTCACCACCACGAGATGGTTGGCCGCATCAACTCGACTGATTCAGACCAGCGGATCTACAACGAAGCAATGGAGAAAGCCACCACATGCGAGTCCTGATCACCGGATCACTTGGCACCTTGGGCGTGCCGCTTACCTTCGAGCTGTCTGAGCGCGGCCACACCGTCTTTGGCTGCGACTTGGCGCACACCGACCAGGAGCGCGAGACCTACATGCGTGCCGACGTGGCGAAGTATCGCCAGATCCAGCGCGTCTTTGAGGCATACCAGCCCGAAGTCGTCTACCACCTTGCAGCCGAGTTCGGCCGGCATAACGGCGAGGACTACTACGAGGACGTGTTCATCAGCAACTACCTGGGCACCCGCAACGTGCTCGAGCTCTGCAAGCGACACGGCTCCAAGCTGATCTTCGCCTCATCGTCTGAGATTTACGGCGACTGCGGCGAGGAGTGGCTGTCAGAAGAGCTCTCAGAGCGCATGGTGCTCAACCAGCCCAATGAGTATGCCCTGAGCAAGGCCGCCAACGAGGCCCAGGTGCGCATGTTTAGCCAAAAGCACGACCTCGAGGCGGTCAGGCTCAGGTTCTTCAACGTCTACGGGCCCGGCGAGCACTACCACCCCTACCGCTCAGTCGTTGCGCTCTTTTGCCACAGGGCCCTGAACGGAATCCCCTGGACGGTCTACAGGGGCTACTACCGCACTTTCATGTATGTGGACGACTTCATCCCGACCCTTGCCAACGCCATGACCAAGGGCCAGCCGGGCGAGGTCTACAACATCGGCGGCGAGGATTACCGCTCAATCGAGGACCTGTCGGCTTTGGTGCTTGACGAGACCAGGGCAGACCCGGATCTCGTCACCTACCTCGACTACGACCCAGACAACGTGGTTTCCAAGCGTCCCGAGAACACCAAGGCCCGTGCCGAGCTCGGCCACGACCCCAAGGTGACAATCAACGAGGGAGTCCCACTGACTATTGACTGGATGCTTGGCCGCGTGCCCGCATCCCTGTAAGGAGGCCCTGTGCTGACAGCTGACGAGCTTGCCTCGATGCGCGACACCATGAATGACTCGTTGGCTGGCACGGCGATAGTTCGGACAGCCACTTGGGTCTCGGACGGTGGCGGTGGCGGAACGACCAGCTGGGTTTCTGCCGGCACCTACGACTGCCGGGTCACACCCGCGGGAGGCTTCGAGCAGGACCAGGGCGACCGGGTGCAGCCCGAGACCGAATACATCTTTACCCTTCCGGCGCTCACAAGCATTGACGAGGACGCCCAGATCGTCTACGGCGGCGGCACCTACGACGTCATTGCCATCCCGTCGCCCAGAACCTTTGAGGTCAGCCGGCGAGTCCAGGTCAAGGTGCGCAAGTGATTACGACTGCCGTTTTCACCAAGCTGCAAAGTAAGTTTGACGAAATCGCAGACAACCTGGCCGATGAGCTGGACCCGGTTGTCGAGCAGGCCGCGCAGAAACTGGTTGAGCAGGCCAAGGAGACGACGCCACCGTCAAGCCAGTCCGGTCGGCTCAAGGACTCAATCAGGGTCATCAAATACGACACCTGCCAATACAACGTGGTCGCTGACGCCAAGGCACCGTCCAACAACCTGCCCTACGGAATCATGCTCGAGTTCGGCACCGAAGCCGGCGGCAAGGGCGGGGGCAACATCGCACCAACCTTCTTTATGAGTCGTGCTTCTGAGGAGATTTTGCCTGAGTTTCAGCAGATGATTGACGACAAGCTGGGTGAGCTATGAGCACGGCAATCCGCAAGGCGCTCTACACCAAGCTGACCACTACAAGCACGGTGTCCAGCAAGCTCTCAACGCCCACAGCGGTCTACCACGGCCAGTCGCCGCCCGATGGCGCCTACCCGCTGGTGATCATCTCCAAGCAGTCCAACCGTTACACCAGGGCATTTGAAAAGACCACGGCCTTTGAGGCCGAGACCTGGCTTGTCAAGGCGGTCGACCGCAACTCAACTTCGAACATCGCAGAGGCCATAAGCGAGGCGGTTGCCGCAACGCTTACCAATGGCACTCTGACGGTCACGGGTAGGACTGTCGAAGACATCTACCCAACTGGCGACGTGGACTACCTAGAAACCGATGGGGATGTCACCTATCGGCACCACGGAACCCTCTACAGAATCGTCACTACCTAGGAGACGACTATGAAGAAGAAGTACCGGGTGGTCGGCGCCGCTGAGGTTTTCGGCCACAAGCCGGGATCGGTCTTTGAGGCCGAGATCCCGGATGAACAGGAAGCCCTGCTCCTTGAGAGCGGGTCGCTGATCCGCGTCCAGAAGGACGCAGCAAAAACCCCTAACAAGGAGAAGAAGTAATGGCAAAGCAGGTGTTGAAGGACGCCTACATCGTGGTCAACGGAACCAACCTCTCTGACCACGTCTCCAGCGTCACTCTCGAAGACACTGCCGACGAGGTCGAGTTCACCGGCTTCGGCGGCGACTACCGCGAGTACGGCCAGGGCCTCAAGACGGCCTCCATCAGCCTCGAGGTCTTTCAGGACTTCGCTGCCGGTCAGGTCGACGCGGTCATGGAACCGCTCTACCGCACTGGCGGCACGTTCACGGTGGAAGTCAGGCCGACAAGCGCGACGGTCACGTCCACCAACCCGAAGTACACCATGGTCGGCCGGCTGTTCTCGTACAGCCCGCTCCAGGGTGCCGTTGGCGATGCCAACACGACCAGCGTGACCATCAACAACGGTGGGACCGCGGGACTCGTCAGGGGCACGACCTGATCTGACGTGAAGTAAGGGGTCGGGCCTTCGGGCCCGGCCCAGCCACCGGCTTTTCAGCCACCAACAGAAAGGAGCCACGCATGGCGCGGCTTAGCAAGGATGCCCTCTTGAAGGCATCGGATCTCAAGACCAAGGAGATCGAGCTGGAAACGATTGGCGGCTCTGTCGTAGTGCAGGGCCTGTCAGCCGCCTACAGCAACCAGGCGTCCTCAGAGGCGCTTGAGATGAAGACCACCGCTCGAGGCGATCAGATCGCCACAGTCAACACCGCCAAGCTGGAGACCATTCAGGTTCTGCACGGCCTGGTCGAACCGAAGCTCGACACCTTTGAGGAGGCGCAGCAGTTCATGGAAAACTGCGGCCCGGCTGCCAAGGCCATTGTCGAAGCGATTGACGAGCTGTCGGGACTCGACAAGGAGGCCATCAGCGAAGCGTCTGCCCGGTTTCCGAGCAGCGGAGCGGTGGAGAGCGGGCCAGTGGTGGACGATGGAATTGCCGCTGGGAGTTCCCGACCCGATCTTCCTCTGTGAGTTAGCCCTAGAGATGGGGAAAAGCGTCTCTGAGCTCTGCGACTCGATGAGCGCACACGAGCTCTGCGTCATCTGGCCCGAATACTTCGCCACCCGTCAGCGGATGCGCGAGGCAGAAGAGGCCAAGCGGGCCGGTCGGTAGTCCGGCTGGCCCGTTTTCGTGTCTGCGACCCTGAAAGGAGGTAACCGATGGCATCACCCGCTGCAATCCTGCAGGTTTTCGTAAATGCCAATACCAAGGTTGCTTCCGCCCAGCTGGCTGCGTTTGAAAAGCAGCTGCATGGGGTCGGGAAGACATCTCAGGCAACTGCTGCTGGCGGCATGGGCAAGTTCACCAAGGGCGCAGCCGGCGCAGCAACTGCAATCACTGCAGCGGGCGTAGCGGTTGGAGTCGCTGGAAAGCAGCTTTACGACCTGGGCAAGCAGTTTGACCAGGCATACGACACGATCCGAGTTCGGACTGGCGCCACTGGCAAAGAGCTTGAAAAACTCAAGCGTGATTTTCGAAGCGTTGCGACACAGGTTCCGGAAGACTTTGAAACGGTTGGCAAGGCAATAGGTGGGCTAAACCAGCGCCTTGGATTGTCCGGCAAACCCCTGCGGCAACTTTCGACGCAGATGCTCAACCTGTCCAGAATCACTGAGACTGACCTAGACGGCAACATCAAGAGTGTCGCCAAGGCTTTTGTTGATTTCGAAGTGCCCGTCAAGCGCCAAAAGAGGTCGCTCGACGGGCTTTTTCGTTTGTTCCAAGCTGGTGGTGGATCGGTAGATGAGCTTGCCAGCAACGTCCAAAAGATGGGCTCACCACTTCGGAACCTCGGTTTTAGCTTTGAAGAATCGGCAGCGATGTTTGCCAACTTTGAGCGGTCTGGCGTCAACACTCAAACGATGATGCCCGGTCTCAAAATGGCTATTGGCAACCTAGTCAAGCCGACTGATGATTTTGCCAAAAGGCTCCAGCAGCTTGGCATTGAGGCAGAAAAGCCGGGACCAGCTCTTAGGGAAATCATGGATCAACTGGGTCCCAAGGGCAAACTCAACGACATTGACAAGATGGGCCTTGCCATAGAGGTGTTTGGCAAGCGTGCAGGCAACGACATGTCCGAAGCCATTGAGCAGGGCCGATTCAACCTAGACAAAATGCTCGGCACCTTCCGCAAGGGCGACACGATCAACAAGGCCGCCCGGGACACCAACGATTTCTCCGAAAACATGAAGATTTTTGGCAATCGTTTGAAGATTGCCGTTAGGCCGGCTGCCGAGGCCGTTTTCAACGCCATGACCAGGTTGTCGAAGTTCTTGGCCGGGCCCGAGGGCAAAAAGGGCATCAAGATCATCGGAGAAGTCTTCAAGGCCACCTTTGCGGCCATCAAGTTCCTGGTCAAGCCGATGGTCCAGACCGTGATTGCGGGGTTCAAGGGCATTCGAGCGGCCGTCAGGTTCGTAAAGGGCATTATCGGCCCGGTGCGGCAAACCTTCAACACGGTCAAGGACGCCATTGTTGGAGCGTTCCAGAGCGCCTATCAGGCCGTCGTAAGCCTGGTCAACAAGATCATTGGAGTAATCAACGCCATACCCGGCATTCCTGACATTGGTTCAGTTGGTGGCGGGGGAAGGGCCCGTGGACCTATAGGCCCGCAAGGAAGTGGACCCATCGGACCCCAGCGCAGACAGCGTGGCGGAGTCTTGAGCGGCGGAACACCTTCTGGCGACTCCATCCCGGCCATGCTCGAGCGCGGGGAATATGTGCTGAACCGTGAGGCGGTCAAGAAGATCGGCGTCAAGCGGCTCAACAAGATCAATTTCTCCCATGCGCCCAGGTTCCAAAAGGGCGGCTACATCGACACGCTGACCGAGTTCCCGGGCAAGTTTGTCAGGCCACTGGCAGATGCTGGAACGGCGGCCCTCGGTTTGCTCATGGACGGGCCTGGACAATTTCTAAACATGCTTCCGAAACCCAACATTCCGGCGCCCTTCACGGGAGTCGGCCCGATGGTGCTGGACGCTGCAAGGGCCTACATCAAACAGGTCGCCACCAGCCCGCTAAAGGACAACGCTTGGGTCGACAGCAACACCTTCGCCGTCGCCAACTTCCTTGCCAGCAAGTTCAACGCCTCGATCAGCTCCAGCTACCGCTCACCAGCACAAAACGCAGCAGTCGGCGGCGTTCCCAACTCGTCGCACACTAGGGGCACGCCGAGCAACCCCGGTGCCTTTGATTTCGTGCCGCCATCGGGCGGGATGCAGAGCTTCGCCGGCAAGAACATCGCAGGCGTTGTTGAGAACATGATCCACGACGTCGGATCGGGCCTGCACAATCACATCGCTTTCTTCCAGCGTGGCGGTCTGGCGGCCAGGTCCGGCCCCAACCGCGGCGGCTGGTACAAGACCGGCTACACGGTTTTTGACGATGTCATGGGCTACCGCGGTCCCCTGCGCGGAAAGGCTTACGCCGAGCTTGGGGCACCAAGCGGCGGGGTCGGCTACATCTCACGGCTTCTGGGCATCAACAAGGAGCTGCCGCTTGACTTCCCGCTTGAGGTCAAGATTGGCAACAAGAAGACCAAGCTCTACAAGCGTGACATTGGCACCGGCCAAGGCACGTCCGCCCACTCAATCGACATCTGGAAGTCGATGTGGCCGTTTTACGGACTGAACCAGTTCTCCAAGGGCACGGCTTTTATCCGAAGGGCTGACGGCAAGGCCGACACCGGCCCGTCCAAGGCCGAAATCAACAAGAAGAAGGTCAAGAAGCTCACGTCCAAGGTCACAAGGGCCGGGGCCAATTTCCCGCAAAAAGGCAAGCTGTTTAGAAACTCAAAACAGCTTTCCAAGCAGCAGGAAATCATTGACCTGGCTGAGCGCAACTTCGGTGCCGATTTCGGGCCAGGCGGCTCTGATTACACAGAGCAGGAGCTGGCGCAGGCTAAGGCTGTCTGGATTACCTTGCAGCGGCTGCAGCTCCAGCGACTTCGTCTGCTGACAGCCGCCAAGAGCTACCTCAAGGGCCTTATCAGCCGCTATCGCAAGAGCCGCGGCAAGGCCAAGGGTCCATTCAAGGAAGCCTTTGGCAAGGGCCTCTCGGCTGCCAACAAGAGCCTTGGGCAGGTCAACTCCGACATCCGCGACCTTACGGGCCTCACCGGCAAGGGCGGCGCACTGGGAGACACGGCATTCAGGCTCAAGGAGCTCGGCTTTCAGGCAACGGGCAGCGCCACCGGGGACTCAGAGATTGCATCTCTTCTCCGCGAGCAGCTCACCATCTCCCAGCGCAATCTCGCAATCGCCCAGGCACAGGCTCCCGTCTTTGAGCAGTTCATGCCCAAGTTCCACCAAGGCGGCATCGTCCAGGGCCCGCTGGGCGCCGAGCGTCCGATCATGGCGCAGGCCGGCGAGGGCGTCTTTACCCGCGATCAGATGCGGGCGATGGGCGGCAACAACATCACCGTCGTAATCGAGGACGGGGCGATTGACTCCAACCGCATCCGGGTCGAGGTCGACGGCGTGCTCCAGGACAAGATCAGCACGGTCAGGCGCTCAACGCCCAACAGGAGGTATGCCGCTAAATGAAGTTCCTGATCTGCGATGACGAGCGCGAGCTTGACCTAGTCACTAACGCCAACATTCGGCTTGCTCAGGATGGGCTTGAGATGCCCTTGGTTGCCAAGGAGCTGACCTACGCAGAGTCGGCTGACTCTGACGGCCGGCGCCGGGTCAGGACCAAGCACCAGAACGCAGAAGGCCGGATCGGCGTCAACATCTCTGGCACATCGGACTCACACTTCTGGGGCAACGTAGACAACCTTGCCGAGCTGGTTGAGTCCTGCCACAGAAACCGGGGGTCCATCGTCTACCAGCCGCCCGGTGGCACCGCAGTCATCTGGGATGTGGAGGCCATCACTGTCACTGGCCTGCCGCAGCCAGGCATCGAGCTTCGCCGCCGCCGCCAGCAGGCAGAAATCACCTTTGAAGTCCAGCCTTACGGCAGGCTTACGGAAGTCACGCTTTCCTCGGGCGGCACCATCGACGGGCCGATTGGCTCGGTCACGGTCGAAAACGTGCCTGGACAGGTAGATGCCTTCGGCAACCTTCGACTTACCGACGTCTCCACCCAGACCCGGCAGTTCGTAGAGATCGGCGTCCAGCACGATTTCAACAGCGCATCCCCTGAGCCGCTGCTTTTGACGGCAGGCACCATGGCTGGGGCCGGGGGGACGCTGACAGGTCTATCGGCTACGGCCGGCACCGCCTCGAGGCCAACAGGCGCCTACACCACGAGCTCGGGCAACTCAAATACGCTCAGGGCAGTTATCGACCCCAACGCACGCGCCATCGCCACAACCTCTGCTCGACCGCACAAGGGCCTTTGGAAGGTACGGGCAAGGGTGCAGTCGGCAGCAGAAAATACGCTTGTGAGGCTTGCCTGGAGGACCGGAGACGGTGCATTCAACCGCGAGCAGTGGCGGGTCGTGCCTAGTGCAAGCGGCTGGTATGACCTCGACTTGGGGGTTGTTGATATCCCACAGATGATGGGCACGCATAGCTGGGAGGGCCGAATTGAAGCAGCCTCACAAAGCGGCACGGCCAACTTCGACCTCGACACTGTCTCATTTATCCCTTGCGACTCATACACTCGGCTTCGGGGTTCTAGGACGCAAGACACTCCTGTCGACGCCCTGGTTGCATCTGACAATTTCAACCGTAGTGCGGGCACCCTGAACGGTGGGACCGTCGGCTACACGCCGTCGGGAACCGTGACATGGTCTACGTCGGGTGCAACCGGAGATTTCAACATTTCGGGAAACGAGCTCATCCGAAACCAGGGCGGCGATTCCAACCTGAATTCGGGACGCTACGCCCGAGTCGGCAATCAGACCCTTGCCGGAATCGGCCTATCGGCCAAGGTATTCCTGCCAACAAACTACGGCTCCTACAACGGCGTCTTTGCTCGATTTATCGATTCGAACAATTGGTTGATGGTCAGGTATTACGCAGTTCAGGGTTTCTTGGGCGCGGACTACTACATCGAATTGTTGAAAAGAGTCTCAGGCACCGTGACAAGCCTCGGTTCTTGGACTAGAAATGCCGGATTTCTCGATGTAAGCGAGGGTCCGATACTCAACGGATTGAACTCTTTGGTCTTGACCGTTGACGCTTCAGGAAATGCGCGGGTCTCAAGCAACGGCGTAACGGCAATTACCGTTACCGATTCGGATTTTGCCACTGGCGGCACGTTGGCTTCGGGCGGCTACGGCATCTACCACGCCAACACTGGAACTGCGTCAACAAATGACAAATGGGAGGACTTTTCGGTCACTGGAGTCAGCAGCGCCACCCTGGATAACCCAGTCGTCTTCTCATCTCGCACCGTAGACCTGACGCACCAGGCGGCCGTATCGGCCTCGTCTGACGGCAGCCGCATGAACCGCACCCCGATTGTCGAGGGCAACTACCTCAAAATTCCCCCCGCAACGCGCAACTCAGACAGGCACCGCATCGTGGTCCGCTCGAGGCGCAACGACATTGACGCAGGGTTTGCCGACTCTGGACTCACCGACAAGGTGACGGCCACTGTCAAAGCAACGCCCAGGGTCATTCTCGATTAGATGCGCGACGAGATAGCGGTATCGCTCAACCTGGCGGATGGGAGGACGCTTCGATTCGGCGGCGACGAGGCCGATGCCGAAAACATCCCCTACGACATCAGCTTCGACACCCAGATCCCCGGTGGCTTCAATGGCGCCTCGATCACCCTGCCGAAGCCGGCCAACCTCTACACCGACGACGCAAGGCTTTTCTCCGATGCCGTGGTCTACGGGGCCGGCGGCAGGACGCTTTACGAGGGTTTCGTTACTTCGGTGCCGCAGGTCGGCGCAAACGAGATCCGGCTGGAGCTCTCTGGCTGGGCGCAGGCGCTTGACCGCTACCAGACCTTCAAGGAGATATTCGTAGACCGGGATCTTGGTGCCTGGGAGGGGCCAAGCTCGGCAAGGACGAGGGCCGTCTTGGACCTTGGCACGTCCAACTTGGATGAGGCAAGCGTAGATTGGGATTCGACCACACCGGCCCTAGCCCTTGCAACCGACGGCGGACGGGTCAACCCGATCATTGAGGCCTATTACGACGCTGGCCCAGGCCTTCTTGTCGACTCGATCTATTACGACATGATTTCGACAAGCACGTCTTCTTACACCGGGGTAATCGGCGTTGCTGCGACTAACACTTTGGGATCAGCCAGCAATACTGGCGACCTTCTTACTGGCTCAAACTCATCGGCTGCGGGGACTTTCACACCGGCCACTGAGCGTCGATACGGATATGCCCAGTTCTCGCTCGTGGGAACGGTCGGCACAACAAGAACCGAGATGCGTCTTCGAAACCTTGCTGTCTACGGCAACCACGGTCTCACCCTCCGCGGCACAGACCCCAAGGGCGTATTCGGCTCCGACGTGATCCGCTACGTAATTGGCAAGACCCTGCTCAATACGACCTCTGAATCAGTGGAGCTGTCTTCGGAGATCATCAGGCACTTGGCGTTTCGAGAGGACACGCCGATCCCATCGGTCATCGAGCAGGTCACGGCAATTGGCTCCTCGACCATTCAGCCCAATGATTGGGGCGTCTACGAGGGCAAGACGTTCTTCTGGCGCACACCCGGCACCTACGGCCGGGTCTGGCATGTTCGCCGCGACCAGGTGGCAACGCCAACGTCAGACGGCCCGCAGGCAGACCAGCGTGTGGCCGGCGTCAAGGTGGTCTATTCGGATGCTTCGGGCCGGGAGAGGTCGGTAGGCCCGGTCGGCTCCAACTCCGACACCGAAACCAACGAGCTCGTCTCAATCGACCCCGACAACCCCGCAAGCCGGATACCTGGGGCTTTTGAGGTTGTCAACGTGGGCCTTGTGCCGCTCGAGGCAAACGCCATCAACATCGGCAAGCTGATTCTGAACGAACGAAATGCCCTCCGATGGAGGGGAAGCGTGCAGCTTCAAGGGGAGGCCACCGACGAAAACGGAAACCGCTACCCCGTAGCCCTAGTCAGAGCAGGAGACACCATCGTGATCGAAGACGATGCCGACACGACCCCTCGCACCATCAACTCAACGTCTTACACGCACTCGGACCTGAGCCTGACGGCCAACGTCGGGGCCCGGCCCGACACCCTTGAAAGCCTTCTCGGCCGTTTGGCCGCTGTCACGGAGCTGTTCGGCGCATGACTCAGTCAGAGGCAGAAGCCATCAAGGAGCTCTTGCAGCAGCAGATGGGCGACATCAAGACCGATCTGGATGAGATCAAGCAGCAGACCACGCTGACCAACGGGCGTGTCAAGGAGCTGGAGCTTCGCCAAGAGCGGCAAAAAGGCTGGTTGCAGGCATTGGGGCTGGGGCTGCCGATCTTTACCGGAGTCTTGGTCTGGGCGCTAGTCGAGAAGGTGCTGGTCTAAGTGGCCGACGCCCAGGTCAACATCACCGAGCAGGACGTTGAGATCCTCGAGGACGGCGCCAACGTCACGATCGAAGTGACAGAGGCAGAAGTCACGATCCTCGAGCATCCGTCGACGCTGCAGGGCATTCAGGGGCCAACCGGGCCTACAGGGCCGGCCGGGGCGACCGGACCCACAGGAGTGGGAGCAACGGGTGCAACCGGACCCACCGGACCGCAGGGTATTCCAGGGGCGGGCGTGGATTGGCGGGGCGCCTACAACCCCGCAACGACTTACACGGTCGATCAGGCCGTCTCTTACAACGGATCGAGCTGGATCGCCAACACGACTGTCACCGGGGAGACACCCGGCACCGGCTCTTCTTGGGACCTCTGGATTGCCATAGGCCCAACCGGACCGACCGGCGCTCAGGGGGCCATCGGTGCGACCGGCCCACAGGGCAATACGGGAGCCACTGGCCCCACAGGCTCGCAGGGAAACCAAGGCATACAGGGCAACCCCGGCCCGACCGGTGCGACTGGGCCTCAAGGAGAGGTTGGCCCGACTGGCCCGCAAGGTGCTCAGGGAACCGCAGGTCCTACCGGTGCCACGGGCTCTCAGGGCCCAACCGGCTCTACCGGCCCCGCTGGAGCCACAGGTGCGACCGGGCCGCAGGGCATTCAGGGAGAAGCAGGACCAGCTGGAGCAACTGGCGCTACGGGAGCACAGGGAGCCACAGGACCCGCTGGCGCAACCGGCCCGGCCGGCGCTACGGGAGCCCAGGGTGCCGTTGGCGCAACCGGGCCGCAGGGTGAGCAGGGCATCCAAGGCGATTCAGGCCCCACAGGTGCCACAGGCCCACAGGGGCCGACAGGTGAGACGGGAGCGGCAGGTGCCGTCGGCGCTACCGGTCCCATCGGAGCCACGGGACCAACAGGAGCGCAGGGAAACACAGGGGCCACAGGACCGCAGGGCTCGACCGGCCTGACCGGGGCTACCGGGCCGAGCGGATCAACGGGGCCCGCTGGAGCAACCGGACCAACAGGCGCCACGGGTGCCGCTGGCACGAGTTTTACGTGGGAGGGCGAATGGGATGTCGCTACCACCTACCAGTCCAACGATGTCGTCTCAAGGTCTGGATCTACCTACATCGCGGTCCAGACAACGACGGGCAACGATCCCGCCACAGACACGACAAACACCTATTGGGCAGAGGTAGCGGTGCAGGGCCTCGAGGGGCCAACCGGAGCCACGGGCCCGGCCGGAGCTACGGGCCCAGCAGGAGCTACGGGTGCAACAGGCGCGACCGGACCCCAAGGTGCGCAAGGCAATGTCGGGGCAACTGGACCGACCGGAGCCCAAGGCGAAACAGGTGCTGCGGGTGCGATTGGAGCTACGGGTGCCACCGGGCCTGTCGGGGCTACAGGTCCCCAGGGGGATCAAGGACTACAAGGAGTCACCGGAGCCACGGGCCCGCAGGGCGCCCAAGGCAACGTCGGTGCAACGGGTCCGACCGGCCCGCAGGGCGAAACAGGAGCTGCCGGAGCCGCAGGCGCTACCGGTGCCACTGGTGCAACCGGTCCCCAGGGAACGCAAGGCAACACGGGTGCGACGGGACCGACAGGAGCCACCGGGCCTCAAGGCGCACAGGGCATTCAGGGCGTTCAAGGTGATGCCGGGCCGACGGGAGCCACCGGACCCGCAGGAGCCGTAGGCGCAACCGGACCAACTGGTGCAGCTGGCCCCACCGGAGCCACGGGCCCGCAGGGCGCCATTGGCGAGACCGGTGCGGCGGGAGCTGTAGGCGCTACCGGTCCTACCGGGCCGCAAGGCGATGTAGGCGCCACGGGTCCACAGGGCTCTGCCGGTCCAGCAGGCCCAACAGGGGCAACGGGCCCGGCAGGTGCCGATTCAACAGTCCCTGGACCCACGGGAGCAACCGGCCCGGCCGGCTCGACTGGAGCCACGGGACCCACTGGCCCAACCGGTGCCACGGGTTCGACCGGAGCCACAGGTGCATCTGGCACCTGGTCGCTTGCTCAGACCGTTGACGCCAAGACGGCTTCTTATGGATTCGTCACGGCCGACGCAGGCAAGCTGGTGACTTTCAGTGGAACGGTAGCCATGAACGGAACGATTGACGGATCGCTCAACTTGGATACCGGTCAGCGCATTGACGTCTTGCAGCTCGGAACCGGTCAGGTGACGTTTGTTGCGGCTTCTGGCGGGACTATTTTTGGCACGCCTACGACAAAACTAAGGGCGCGGTATTCGGCTTGCTCGATTCTTTGCACCTCGCTTGATAACTACGTCATCATCGGCGACATGGCAGCGGCCTAATGCCCCAGACGCTTGGACTCCAAGGGCTTTTGCCTAACCCGGCAGCCGAGATAGATGCGCTGGGACCAAAGGGCTGGTGGCGGCTAAACGACACTTCCGGCACAACCGCCGTAGCAAAAGTCTCCAACAATGGGACATACACCGGAACGCCATCGCTTGACTCGGGAACGCTCGCGATTGACGGCAGTTCATTCACGGCTGGCTCTGGCAACTATGTGACCGTCGGCGGCACAGCCGACAGTGTGAACGCATCAAATACGGCCTTTACGATGATGGCTTTCTGTCTTACGACAGACATTACGACTTCCGGAAACCAAGTTCTATTTGAGATTGGTGGAGCAAACAACGGATGCGCCATGCATATAACCGGCTTTGATGACATCGACTGCATGGCGTGGTCTCTAGTGTCAAGCACCGTCGTTATCCAAAGCCGAATCCGGCTTTCGGACTATGTAACGACGAACAAGATTTACCACATAGCCTACGGCTACAACGCAGCCGGACCAACGACCGTCCTTTATGTAAACGGAGAATCACTCGGCACCGTCCTAAACAACACCGGAGTCGCGGTAGGTGCTTCTGCTGCTGCAAACGGCTTGGGAGGGACGAACGGATCTACGAGAAACGCGGCAGGAGCATATGGAGCGGGAGCATTTCCTTGGCGCGGGAGGGTCGGTGATGTGGCCTATTTCGACTACTTGCTTACCCAAGATCAGGTTCGTCGTGTGGCCCGTCAGATGATGACCACCTGATGCGCCTCCACCTCCCCGCATTGCCCGGCCAACCGGTCGGAGGACCTGACGCACGCTCGACTTGTGCTTTCACGGAGAAGATTCGGAAGTTTCCGGCCATGCTCCAGCCCTTGGGCTATGAGGTCATCATCTACGGCCCCGAGTCCCACGAGCATGAAGGCACCCACGTCGGCTGCTACGAGGACATCGACCCGCCAGCCTTCACAGCAGAAGAGTGGGGCTGGTTCAACCAGGTAGCCGCTCGAGAGATCCGCGAGCGCATGGAGCCAGGCGACATTCTGGGCATCATGGGCGGAACGGCGCAGAAGTTCGTTGCCGACCTGCTGCCCGAGCTTTTGCCGGTCGAATACGGCATCGGATACGCGGGCAGCTGGGCGCCATACCGGGTCTTTGAAAGTTGGGCTTGGTATCACCAGACGCTGGGAGGCCAAGGGACGGTCGACGGCGACGGCCGCTTCTACTGGTCGGTGATCCCGGCCTACTTCGAGCCAGAGCGATTCCCCGAGAACACCGGCGGCGACTACATCCTCTACTTGGGCCGGATGACTCAGCGCAAGGGCGTCGAGATCGTGGAGAAGGTCGCCCAGGAGTGCGACATGCCGGTTGTCTTCGCCGGTGAGGGAGAGTGGGTGGACAAGATCACCTACGAAAAGGCCGAGTGCGTAGGCAACGTCGGCGTCGAGGAACGAGCCGAGCTGCTCGCCAACGCCCACTGCCTGATGTATCCAACGGTCTACGTCGAGCCCTTCGGCTGCTCGCAGACCGAAGCGGCGCTATGCGGTTTGCCGACCCTCACGAGCCCATTCGGGGCCTACTCAGACCGAGAGCGGGTCAGGCACGGCATAGACGGCTGGCGCTGCGCCACCATCGGGGAGTTCGTCTGGGGAGTCCAGCACGCAGGCGACCTGGACCGCTCCGAGATCCGCAGACACGCGCAACAGACCTACTCGCTGGAAGCGATAGCACCGCTTTACGACCACTACTTCCAGCACTTGCAGACGCTTTCAGGCGACGGCTTCTACGACGCCACCGCCAAAGCACCCAACTGGTTCTAGGAGGACCTACATGCCCGCACCGCTACCCACACTGAGGGAGAAGCTCGCACGCCGCTACAAGGCCCGCAAGAGGCAGACCAAGCTCTGGCGGCGCACGAAAAAGGCCGGCCACGGCAAGGCTGCGAAGGCCCACACCCGTGCGATCAAGAAGCTCAAGCGGCTGATCAAGAAGGCGATCAACGCCAGGCCAAAGTCGGGCACGGGGCCTTGGGCGGGCACTAAGTCGATTGCGGTAAATGAAGTCATCCCGGTTGCCAATCGTTTCGGCGTGCCGGTGACGTCAAGAAAGCGGGCAGCGAGCCACTCGCTTTCGATCGCCAACCCGTCAAGTGATCACAACGCTGCAAACGAGGACGCCTACGCAGTCGATTTCGGCACATACGACGGAGCACGGCTGGCCGAAGCAATCGCCCGGAAGCTCGGCATTCAGGGCTACGCCAACGGCTCTTACACCGGCCACTACATCACCCGTGCGGGCAAGCAGTTCCGTGTCCAGATCCTGTGGGCGGTGCCAGGGCACTACGACCACGTCCATGTCGGGATCAAGGCAGCATGAATCTGACAAGGCTCAAGCAGAAACTCAGAAGGCGCATCAAGCGCCGCGACCGCCAGCTTGCCAAGTTCCGCAAGACCGGCAAGGCAGGGCACGCCAGAGCGGCCCGGATGCACGTCAAGGCCATCCGCAAGCTCCGAAAGCTGATCGAGCAGGCCGAGCTTACCCCGATGATTTCACCCAAGGGCGTTGAGTTCATTGCCGAGTTCGAAGGTCTGCCAAACGGCGGCAGGCCCTACAACGACCCTGTGGGCTATGCCACGGTCGGCTACGGCCACCTGATCGCATACCGGCCGGTCCTCGAGGCCGACCACGGCGACATCTGGGTTGCCGGTCAGCAAACCCCGGGCAAGCTCACCAAGGCAGAGGCCAAGAAACTGCTCAAGCAGGACCTGGCACGCAAATACGAGCCCGCAGTCAGGGCGCTGTTTGCCGTAAATGGTCCGCTGGTCAACACCTTCAACCAGCCGCTTTACGACGCTCTTGTCAGTTTTGCCTACAACCTAGGAACGGGATCGCTTACCGGCGCAGCCGGGTTCGAAACGATGGGTCGAGCAATCAGGTCGGGCAAGCCCAAAAAGATTGCCGACGCCATGACGCTTTACGTCTACGGCGGCACACAGAGGCTTCCCGGCCTCGTAAGGCGCCGCAACGCGGAAGCCCGTCTTGTGAGGACGGGCAACTACTCCACAGAGTTCCCCTGATGGAAGCAGTGCCGCTGGTTTTCCTGGCACTGCTTTTGCTGTTTCACCTAACCAAGGAGATCACATGAAGCGCATTTTTCAGGCGTTTTACACAGAGCCGACCGTGGTGCTGTTGGTTGCCAATGCCGTTGTAGCGGCGCTCGCAGCCGAAGGCATCATCGCTGGCTGGATCAGCGTCGTGACTATTGCGGCGACTGCCCCCATTCTGCGTCATTTCGTAGAGCCGAGCAGGAAAAACACTGGCCGGTAAGGAATCCCCAAGATTCCAGAGCCTCGACCTGGACGCGGCAGAGGCCCGTGTCCTAGAAGTCGGGATACCCACGGCAGCCGCTGAGTTCGGCGTCTCGGCAGCCGGTCTTCGCCACAAACTGATGCGGGAGGGCAGGTCAACTCGCATGGGCGAATCCGCGCAGCAGGACGAGCGGGTCTACTCGCTCGACCACCTGCCCGAAGGTTCGGGCTGGACTCCGCAGAAGCTGATGAAGCGGCTGGGGCTCGACCCCGAAAAGTTCGAGATCACAAACGTCAAGGTGAGGGGCGGCCATTGGGGCAAGCCCGACGATCCAAACTCACAAATCAGGCTCGAGGTGTCGGTGCGTCCGATACCCGAGCCTTTCAAGTTTCCGGATGTAACAAGCTGGAAGCCGATCCCGAAGCCGAAGAAGGCAAAGCGGGCAAAGGGCGAGCCGCAGAAGGTGATCGTGCTCTCCGACCAGCACGCACCCTTCCATCACAAGGCCAACCACAGGCTTCTCTGTGCGTTCCTCGAGGACGAGCAGCCAGACCGCATCATCTGCGCTGGCGACCTGCTCGACTTCCCAGACATCTCCAGACACCGCACGATCCCAGGCGATCGCTTCGACGCGACGGTCAACGAGTGCTTGCAGGCCGGATACGAGCTGCTTGCCGACTACCGCGACGCAGCTCCAAGCGCCCAGATTGACCTGATCCCCGGAAACCATGACGTCCGCCTTGCCCACAAGGTGATCGACCAGGCCGAAAGGCTCTGGGACATCCGTGCGGCCGGCGACGACGTACCGGCCCTGTCGCTGCAGAAGCTGCTCCACCTCGAGCGCCTGCACATCAACTACGTCGATGAGGCCGACTGGAAACGGGCCAAGGTGCAGATCAACTCTAGGCTTACGGTCAGGCACGGTCACAGCACCAAAAAGCATCCCGGCCCAACCCTGCTGCAAAATCTCAGCGGCTCGACCATCCAAGGCCACAGCCATAGGGCCTCCTCTTATTACTCCACGGCCCACGGCCCGGACGGTCCCGAGTTTCGGGTGGCGGCGGAGACCGGATGCCTTTGCGAAATCGAAGACGGGCTGGGATACGCCACTGAGGCCGATTGGCAGCCCGGCTTCTTGCGCGTTTTGACTTGGGGCGAGGATTTCCTGATTTCCAACTGCATGTTTCTGACCGATCCCGACCGTCTGCTCATCCCCGACGGTCGGCGCTATCAAGACAGGGCAACCAAATGAGAATCATCGGATTGACGGGCTACGCCCGATCAGGCAAGGACACCGTTGCTGCGTTGATTGCCGAGCATTACGACGGCAGGGTCAGAACCGTGGCCTTTGCCGACGTAATCAAGGTCTCGGCTGCGCGGGCCCTGGGCGTGCTTCGCCACCCGGACGATTTGGGCGCAGATGCAGTCAGGCGCTGGGCCGATCAGTTCAAGACCGGCCACCAGGTCAAGATCACCGACGCCGAAGGCAACGAGCTGCATTCGATTACCGGCAGGGCCTTCCTGCAACGTTATGGCTCCGAAGCGCACCGGGATCTGTTTGGGGACAACTTCTGGATTGAGCAGATCGACTGGGAGCCAGATTGCGACCTTCTGATTTTTACCGACTGCCGCTTTGCAAACGAGGCAGAGGCAATCCGAGCACGAGGCGGCGAGGTCTGGCGCACCAACCGGCCCTCGAGCAAGGCGGGCACTCATGTATCTGAAATCGCATTGCCGTCAGCGCTGGTCGACCTGGAGCTCGTCAACGACGGGACCATTCAGGACCTGGCGCAATCTGTTGGGAGAGCAGTGAGCGAGTTGGTTGCCGCGCACAGCTGATCAGAGGCGAGGCATAGACAGGGAACGAGCTTTGGTCCGGCACCTGCGGGATCTGGACTGGTTTGCCATGCGAGCACCAGCCAGCTTGGGCGTAGCCGATGTGGTGGCGCTTAGGGCCGACCGCTCAGGCCGGTGTGAGGCGCGGTTGATCGAAGTCAAATCGACAGCCGCAGGTCCCTATGCCAAATTCGGCCCGGCCGACAGAAAGAAGCTCAGGGAAACGGCCGAAATGGCGGGCGCCCAGGCGTATCTCTGCTGGTGGCCCAAGCGCAAAGACCCGGTGTGGATTCATTCAACCGATTGGCCCAAATAGCGAAAATTCGCGTCTTTGGGTATTGCGGGGGGGGGGGGGGTAGCCTACTATCTTGCCCCGGCCACGACGGCCGTTATGAAAAACCTTGGCAGGGACGCCGCCACCGAAAGGATGTCAGTGGACCAGTCGGAGTATGCCGCCATCAGAGACGCCACAAAGGCGCTCGACGCCCTCAAGGATTGCCGTTGTCTCCCGGAGACGGTGATTCACGCTTCAAGGTCCTACTCAATGCTTCTTGAAGAGTTTCTACCCGTGCGACCTTCGCCTGCAGGTCAGCGATCTGTCCGCGCATCGAAAGCAAGAGCTCGCGCACGTCATCTTCGTCTCCTGCCCGGTCAACCGGATGGCCGGCAATCAGAAGAGCTTTTGCGTTGAGCGCCTGAGTCGTAGTCTCCAAGGCCGCTGCGATTTCCTCGAGACGGGAGAACGCGGCGGCCTTTTTGCCTTCGCTTCGTTCCCACCGGCCGACCGTCTGAACGGATACATCCAGCCGCCTGGCTAGGTCTTCCTGAGATAGGTCGAGCTCTTCGCGTCGATTGCGGATTGCTTGACTCAATGCGGTTTTCTGTTGCCCTGCCACTGCCTGCATCGTAGCCCTCCTTGGCTTGTTTTGGTAGCACACACAATCTATCGTGTCTTGTCGTGACATCTTTTGATACACTAGCAGACGCGTTATGGAAGACCTAAAGACAGCTGACCGGGTAAAGGGCGTCAACGTCCGCATGCCCGTCGAGGAATGGGACAAAGCCGCAAAGGCTGCCGAGGCCGAGTGTCGGTCGCTGTCCGGTCACGTCCGGTTCCTCATCCGCAAGGACATCGAGGAAAGGGAGAAGTCATGGACGCAGTAGTCAACGCCGCGGCGGCCCAGGTCGGGCTGATCATGGTTGCTTCGCTGTTTGTCCTGCTCGGCGTGGTCGAGCTCATCGAGCGCATCAAGAACCGACCGGTCAAGCAGCCGGTCAGGGCTGCGGCCCGGATACCTGAGCGCGAGATGCAGCTGGTCGGAGACGACTACCGCGATCACGTCCGCGCCTATTTCGGCATCCGCGAGCGCCGCCGCCAGATCGTCTCGGAGGTCTGCCGTGAATCTGAATAACGCAGTCGGCGGCATGGAGCGTGCGCATGACGAGCTGCACAGGGCGGGCAAGGACCTTCTGCCTTTTTGCGAGTCGGGCGACATCCCATGGCACTTGCACCAGCGGCTCATTGAGATCCGCGAGGCCGTGCGCGATGTCGAGTCGCAGATTTCAGAGCACGTCGTTGCAACCACGGAGACCGACCATGCCTGACCTGATCGAATCCCAGGAGGAAGAAAACCGGGCGCTCGTTCTGGAAGTCCTGGGAGATGCCCAGCAGTCGGCTACCGAGATTGCGGTATCGGCCGGCATATCGCTAAGCGCCACCAGCCGAGCCCTTGACTTGTTGCAGCTGTCCGGCCGCGTCATGCGGATCATGGACGGCGACACAGCCATCTGGAGCAGAACCTAGATGGCCGCGCAGGGGAGCACGAAGGCTAAGGGGATTTACGCCAAGCTGGCGGCTGCCATCTCCGATGTTGAGCGCATCGGCAAAGACGGCACCAACTCCTTTCACAAATACACCTACACGTCTGCCGAGCAGGTCTACCGGGTCATCCGGGGCCCGTTGCTAAAGCACGGACTCGTCGTAATTCCCGAGGCCACCGGCTACGAGGCCAATGGCGACTTGGGCACGGTCAGGCTCAGGCTCCGCATAGTTGACACCGAGACTGGCGAGGCCATCGAGTCGCAGTGGTATGGCGAGGGCCAAGACAAGGGCGACAAGGCGGTCTACAAGGCCGTCACCGGCGGCATGAAGACGTGGCTCAAGCATCTCTTCCTACTTCCGGCCGACGATGATCCAGAGGCCGATCCGTCAACCGACCGGGCGCCGGCCAGGTCAAAGAAAACATCAAACGGGTCGGCGTCCGGCGGTGACGAGCTGGCACGACTTCGCAGCATGGTCGCCAAGGCTGGCCTGACCAAGCAACAGATGGAAGCCGTTGGCAAGTGGGTGAAGCCCAACGGAAAGCCCCGTCAGGACCGCCTGACCCAAGCCATGCAGCTGCTAGAGGCCGGCAAGGCAAAGGAGCTAGTCGAGATTGCCGTCTGAGCCCCTCAACTGGTACGGGCCACGCATGACCCGGCTTATGGCCCATTACGGCATAGATCCGGCCGAGGCGAAATACGAGCCGCATCGCGGTCAGGGTCGTGAGTGGTGCTCGTTTTGCGCAATGCATCCGGTCGACAGCCCTCAACCTAGGTGCGACCTGGAGCAGGCCCGAGCCAAGGAGCTTGAAGCCTGGGGCTACGAGGTTTCAGTCTGTCTTCATTGCAAGTGCGCCTACCCGCAGATGTTCAACCGGGCTGGCCTGTGCAGGTCCTGCCATCACCGGCAGATCAAGAACGACCGGCGGCTCCGCGAGCAAGCCACCAAGCGCAGGATCAGCTCCGACACGGGCGCATGGGTGCGTGTGCCGGACGGCTCAGGCTGCACCGAGCGGCTGCCCCGCTGGTCTGTCGAGTGGAACGGGAGCCCAGATGGCTAACAACCGTCCTTGGGACTTTGACGAGGCACGTGCGGCCTGTCGTAAGGCAAGCCAGATGCAGGAGAGGGCCGAACGCACTCTCAAGCAGGCTTACGTCAACGCAGCGCACGCCCAGGAGGAATACCGACGGGGCCTTGCCGACAAGATCCTCGACCTTCGGGCCGATGGTCTCCCGGCCACGCTTTGTCAGGACCTGGCGAAGGGCAGCAAGGAAGTCTCCGAGCTTCGACGCCTCTGGGACATAGCCGAAGGCACCAAGGAGGCCATGCAGCAAAACTGCTGGCGCCACACCGCCGACCGCAAGGACGCGCAGCGCTTTGCCGATTGGAGCCAGCGCCGGGAGATGGCCGAGACCGGACACATGGAGCCAATCGGATGATCGAGGCGATTGGACTTCTGGCAGCTGCCGCAATCGGTGGCCTTTGCTTCTCGGCCGGCACGCTGATTGGTGCCAGGCGCCAGAGCGGCCAGCACTGCATTCACTGCGCCGATATGAAGGCTGAGGTTCTTCGGTGCAGGGAGTTGATGGACGAGGCCACCAAGGCAATGGACCTTTACGAGAAGTTGTTTAGGGAGGCCAAGCCGATCCTCGAGGAACACACCTGGCACTCAATGAAGGCGGAGAAATGACCCAGCAGGAGAAGGTCATAGCCATGCTCGAGCAGGCCGGGGCGGAGGGCGTCACCTCCAACCAGTTCTACGCAGCCTGCCTGCCGCGGTTTTCAGCCCGGATTCACGAGCTGCGAAACAAGGGTCTTGACATTCGGAAGGAGCCGATTGAAAGCGGCCATTTCCGCTACACACTTCATCGGGAGCCCACCGGACAGGGTGCCCCTGGTGAAACGCTCAGGGACGGCGCCGGCCGCGTTTCTGTTGTCGCGCAGGCCGATGTTCCCCCCTCGGAAGAAAGCGCTGTCCCTGAGCCCCTCTTCGAAGTAGACGAAGACGGCCCGACTGGGCCGGTCAATCCATACGAGTGGGAGGCCGCGTGAGCGACCTAGCTGAACTAGATGACGCTCGCTACGACATGCGTCCTTCGCTTTCAGCGTGCGAAGAGGTCATTGAGAGGGCTTTTACCGCCTACGCGTCAGCTGGGCTTGCGCTCAGGACAATCCGTGATAACCGGCTTTACAAGGCTGAATTTTCTCGCTTCGATGATTACTGTCGGTCCCGGTGGGGCTGGACTCGCGTCCACGCCCATCGGCTAATAGACGCCGCTGAAATTCATGAGCTGCTGTATCAAAGTTTGTTACCAATTGGTAACAAAGGAACTCCGCTACCTCGAGCTGAAAGCGTCGCTAGGGCACTAAAGCCCTTGGCTAACTCTCCCGAGGTTTTGGCGAGCACCTGGGTAGAGGTTGTCGAGAAGGCCGGCGAAGAACCGACTGCAGCGCAGGTCACAAAGGTAGTCGCACAGGTTCTCGGCCCGCCCCACGATTCAGGAACATCATTGGCGCCGCCCTCGGTGGCTATTAGCCGCCTAATCACACGCGGTTACTCGATCTTCGAACTCCGTCAGGCACTTGAGTGCATAGAAAGGGAGCAGTCCAATGAGTAGCACCGTTCCGGTTACCCTCACCAACAATCGAGTAACGATTGATCGGCTTTACCAAGAGGCGGGTCCGTTCCAATGGGCCCGTGAGACCGTCGTCAATGCCCTTGAAGCCAAGGCCACCAAGATCTATTTCGGCGTTGAGCCAGACGGGCTCAAGGGTACTGGCCTGAGCCGCCGGTATATCGCTGACAACGGACGCGGGATGGATGAATCCGAGCTGGTCGAACTTTTTGGGGCCCTGGGTGGATCTGGAAAGAACGTTGGCGGGGCACACGAAAACTTTGGCGTTGGGGCGAAGATTTCACTGCTGCCATGGAATAGGGCTGGCCTTCTTGTTTGCTCTTGGAAAGACGGTGTCGGGAGCATGATCTGGCTGAAGGCAGATGATGAAACAGGCGAATACGGACTGCAGCAGGTTGTCCACAATGGAATCAATACAACCGCTTGGCCCGCTGAACTGGTCTCCGAGTTAGGGCTGGGAGTTGACAATCTCAAACCTGAATGGATTGAAGATCACGGAACGGTCCTTTTACTTCTTGGAAATGATTCTGAGGAGAGCACGTACTACTCAGCCGAGAGGGACGAGAGTGGTCACAACAAGCTCAGGCAATATCTAAACGAGCGGTTTTGGGTGTTGCCAGATCATTGTGAGGTTTTTGTTGAGGAGCATGACAAAGACAAGTTGACGGTCCGCCAAGTCAAGGGCGCCAGGCACCAGCTCGATCAGATGCAAGATCCAATTTCGGGCACGATGGATCTCCAGAGTGGTGCGAGCGTGAGCTGGTTTTACGACATCAATCGTGAGGCCCGCGCAGCGGAATCTTGGTCACACAAGAGGGGCTACATGGCGGCTAAGTATTGCGATGAGCTCTACGAGGTCGAAAGGCGCATACATCGTTACAACGACTTTGGCATCACCTCAAATGAGGTGCGTAGTCGTCTCTTTGTGATTGTGGAGCCGAGGGTGTCGGACGCTAATCGACGCAATGGAGCCTTTCCCAAGGGTGATCGTTTCTCTTTGCTTTGGGCAGATGGGTCTGGCAATAACACTCCTCTCCCTTGGTCTGATTGGGCAGAGGAGTTTTTTGAGCGTATGCCCGAGGTGTTGAAGGACGAGCTCAGGAAGGATCAGGGCGGCGGCACAATCTCAGATGATCGCTACAAAAAGAAGTTTGCGCACATGATGGATGCAAATCGCTTCCGGCTTTCGAGGCGACGGGTTGCACCAAGTGGAGATACATCAGTCGATGCCGACCTAGGACATACGACCAAAAATGGGAGTAGCAGGGGCAGGCGAATAGTCTTGAGCGCCAACAGGCCGACTACCGGAAACTGTGACGGCTCGCAAGCGGCGACGGAGTCCGAGGTCATTGGCGGGATTCCAAGCTGGCGACCTTGCAAGGCGGCCGACATTGGTGCTGAGTGGATTGCAGAGTGGCATCCACGTGACATCAACGGGCCGACCGTTGCTTTGAACATCGAACACCCTGCCATCGTCAACCAGGTTGAGCATTGGGTGTCCAAGTATGCAAAGAGATACTCGGCCATTGTCGAAAGCGCCGTTCACGACGTTTATGGCGAGAGCCTCGTTGCGAAGATCTGCCATAGCGAGGGCCTTTCGCGAGATGCGGGCGTAGTGAAGCAGAATCTGGATTTGAAGTATCGGTCGAAGGAGGCCCTGACAATGGCTTGTCTAGGTCTAATCAACGAGGATGCCGCGATTCAGCAGCGCATCAATCTTCCGAAGAACAAGTCAACGACCGCTGGGGTTGAGTAGTGGCCTGGGCCCGCCTAGACGACGGCTTTTACGATCACCCCAAGGTGATGCGGCTGGCATCAACCGTGCCGGCCGCGGGGTTCCTCCACGTGAGGGCAATCACCTACTGCTGCAAACACCTGACCGATGGCGTGATTACTCGAGCCATGGTCGAGAGCCTAGTGCCCGTCCAACGAGACCGAGACGAGCAAGTGGGCGCCCTGTTAGAGACGGGGCTTTGGTACGAGGACGGGGACCGCTACGCGATCCATGACTTCCACGACTACCAACCGACCAGAGACGAAGTAGCCGAAAAGCGCCGGAAGGACAGGGAGAGAAAGCGCCTGGAGAGGGCCGCCGCATGAGGACCTCTTCCGGTGACAGAAAGGTTCGGGGTTTCTCAATCTCAGAACCTAAGCCAAATAAACCTGTCCGCACGGATTCCGGGTCAACCGGAGTCAGGGATGGGATGGGAAGGGTATGGGTGAGTGAAGAACAACCACCTTTGACTCAACGCAGAGCCAAGGAGTTCGACTTCGTCCGCTCCCACCTGCCCGAAGAACACGAGGGCTTCGCCGTATCCGCCCTCATCAGCCTCCAGATGCGGGGGCGAAAGCCAACCAAGCAAGCAGTCCTGGACCGCCTCGAGGCGCAGGGCCGCCGCTCTGACCAGTTGAGGGAGAAGGGATGGATGTAGCAACCAAACAGCGGACGGAGGCAATGGAAAAGGCCAACCTCTATCGCAAGGCAGTTTCGGTGAGGCGCAAGGAAATCGCAGCCATGCCGGCCGACGAGGGCCACCAGGAGCTGGCGGACCTCATCGAGCATTGCGAAGACCCGGCACTGCTGTCCGGCCGCGTCAGCCACTGGCTTACCGCTCCGCGGTTCTCAGGCCACCAGAAGGCCACCAGGGCGATTGCCCACATGAACATCCGCAGGGCCGACCGCAGGCTTCGGGATCTCACACCGCGTCAGCGTGAAGAGCTGGCCGGAATCGTCAGGGCCCGGTTCAACATCCGCCAGTGGAGGCAGGCCGCATGACTGCGATCCGCTACAAGGCGAACCTTGCCGAAGAGCACCCCGAAGGCAACTTGGTCGGTGTCGAGGCCATCGCTGACCTCGAGAAACGGTTGGAAGACCTCTACGACGAAGGCACCGAGCTCTACGACGCCGCAGAGGCCGTGATCAGGGCCATTGAAAAGGCTGGCATCAAGAACGTGCAGATCCTGTCGAAGGTCGAGCGATGGAAGGAGATCACCGGTGGGTAGGCGCTCGGGCAAGACCCGCAGAAAGCCCAATCTCAAGCGTCACCCCGCAGGTGAAGGAAAGCCCGGAATTCCCTACATCCCGATTTTTCCGCCAAAGCCCGACGATGGCAAGTGGTTCTGGGATTACGACAAGAAGCAGTGGGTCGACCAAGACCCCTACAAGGACGGCAACTCAAAGGCCGCATGAGGGTCCTGATCACAGCCAACGACCACCGTTTCTACGACAGGACGGGCGAGGCTAACCAGCAGGCCCTGACGCCCGACGGGCGCAAGATTTGGCTGGTGCAGCTCGACGGGGGCAGGCTTACGACCGTTGAAGAGGGCCAGTTCAAGGAAATCAAAAAGCAGGATTCATGATTTTGACGTTGGCAGCTGCATCACTTGCGTGTGCTGTGGTCTTGGCCGTCATTGTGATCCTCGGGGAGGGCAGCCGGTGATCAGCCGCGACTGGACAGAAGCCGACGAGAAGTGCCGTGCCGAAGGCTGCTGTCGTCGCTGTGGTGTCAACCGGATCGAGCGGGCCCACCTGGCACCGCGCACACACGACGAGCGAGTCAAGCTCGGCAGCAAGAAACGGCGCGTGGCTGCCAATAACTGCATCCCTCTCTGTCCCTCGTGCCATCGAAAGTTCGATCACAACGAAATCGACATCCTTGAATACCTGACGCTCGACGAGCAGCTGCACGTCGTCAAGGCCCTGGGCGGCATCGAGAACGCCCGGATGCGGTTGGCCCCGCTGGATTACAAGCCGCACATGGAATCGGCTCGACTGACGCTGAGGGCCGCATGAGCGTTCCCCAACACCTGATCGAGCGCGGCATACAGGCCGTTATCGCCCGAAGGGAGGCAGATTCAGGTCTGACCTTCTCCATCGTCGCCAGACCAAGCGATTCTGATGCGGTCGCTGCCACGGCCTCGAGCGATGTAGACGCCATCCATGACGGCGAAGGCGAAAGCACGTAAGTCTTGATCAGTCGGGGAGCTCAGATCAACGGCAAGCAGGGAATCCGACCGGATGGCCTCATCGCGTGCCGCCTGGGCTTCTCTAAGCGCTTTCGACCTGGCGACCATGCCGGCCTCCCACTTCTCCTGACCGAGGGAGGTTCTGGCGGTGAGGTTGTCCAAGAAGGCATCCAATTCGGCTTCTGCCGTTTCGACCGCGGCGTCAAGCTCTTCGACATCGGTGCGGGCCCCGGCCAGCTCGAAGCCGGCCATGGCCTCTCTGGCCTCATTGAAGACGAGATCCTCAACTATCGACGCAGAGATGACGGCTCCTTTCCCGCACCTGGCACCGCAGCGATAGACGGGGATGTTGCCAGCCGATCCGCCGAAGCGGTTACCACTGAGCGTCGAGCCGCAGTTCTCACACCGCAACAGACCGACAAGCGCCAGGGACTGGGCCGAGCGCATCGGTCTGGCCGAGCCCGGTTGCGCTGCCTTGAAGGTGGCCGGGTCGACAAGCCGCGGGTGGCTGTCGGTGGCGGACATGTCTCCGTAGTGCAGCTCGCCCAGGTAGAACCGGTTCTTGAGCCATCTGCGAATCTGGCTGCTCGTGTAGTTGGAGTCCAGCCGGGAGTTGACCCAACGGGCAATCTCGCCAAGCGGTGTCTGGGCCGCGGCCTGGTCAAAGATTTCGGAGACAATGGGGCCTTCGACCGGATCGGGCACGACTGTCCCGACAGCAGGCTCAAACCCGAGGATCTTGGCCGCGTCGGCCGGGCTGATGTGATTGTCCTTGACCGGCGGGGACTTGACCCGCAGGTAACCGAAGGGCGTAGGCCCGATTGGTGCGCCGCGTTTGATCGCCCGAGACTTGGCCGCTCGCCAAGACGCCTTCGACTGGTCAAGGAAGAGCTCAGCGTTGGCAAGGAAGCTCGTCAACATGTATTTGCCCTCCGGAGTCGACGGGTTGATGCGCTCCTGGCAGGAGGCAAAGACCTTGCCGGATTCGGTCAGCTCCCTGATCACCGAAGCCCCGTCAGCCACCGATCTGGCGAAGCGGTCAATTCGCATGACCACGATGCCATCAAGGTCGCCAGACCGGATCAGCGCGAGCGCCTGTTGGAAGGCCGGCCGCTCGAGGGTGCCGCCCGAGAAGTCTTCATCGGTGAACCATTGGTCGATCAACCCCTCCATGTCGTAGGCGTAGTCGCTGATAGCCTGTCGCTGCAGGTCGGGGGAGATGTAACCCTCACCGGCCCGCCCGCCAACGCGGCTCACCCTGATATATCCAGCCAGTTTCAATCCGCTTCTCATTATGGTCATTTCGACAAATCAGTTCAGAATGTTTCTCTTGACCATACAGAAGCAAGAATGCAAGCAACCATCAGGAGGATCAAGTGAGCTGCGAGTGCGGGAGCTGTAGATGCCGGGGCAAGGCGGTTGTCGATAAAGACGAATACGACGGGCTGGTCAAGGCGGCCGAGCCGAACATCGACCTGCGAGAAGCCGCGATCCAGCTGGTCGGCGCCGCTAATCACCAGGGCGTTGAAGGCATGGTCAAGGTCTGGGTCCAGAAGCTCGAGGAAGCGATTGACAACGAAGGGGCTGCCAGGAGGGCCGCATGAAAGACCCGCTGTCAGGTATGCGCCGAGCAATCGCGGAGCGCAAAATCAAGGTGCTCAGGTGGCCGGCCGACAAGCCCTGCCCCGTCGAGAAGGGCCAGATGTTCGAAGTCGGCTCAATCAAAATCGAGATTGAGAGCGTCAACCGAAAAATCGTCAAGGGAGCGCCGGCCGAATGGCACGCCACGTTTATCCGCCATGAGCCCGACCGCTACTACTTCCTGCGGCAGGCCCCGCCGGTCCATGCCGGATCTGAAAAGGACCTCGACTTGGACATGTCTGCGACCGAGAGGGCCCGGCGCGACGGCAGCTACACCTCGAGCAAGGTTGCAGCCTCACCTGGCGAGCCCGAGACCGTAGGGCCTGATTGGGAAGACCCCAACACCGCAGAGCGGGAGCTTCGACGCCACGAAGCAAGGCGCGAGATCGAGCGCCAGCGCATGGAGCAGGAAGCCAAGTCAAGGCTGGGGCGGCTGCTGCAGGGATCGACGCCCGAACAGGCCCAGATCATCTTGGCTCAGGTCGAAATGATGTGCCAGCAGGCCGAACAGAAAACCGCTGCTTAGCCGTCACTTTTTTCGTCCGCAACCGACCGTATTCTTGTAGCACGGTATCGGGAGCCCCGCTAAGGCGAAAGCGGCCGCCAGTGATGACGACAGCTGGCCCCTGCCCTGATACCGACCTCTTTCAAAGTCTCATCCCGTCCCTCCCTGCGGGGTGAACCGGCGTGCTTCGGTGCGCCGGAGTCTTCTTTCGTGATCTACGAGATCCCCAAACACCTGCAACCAAAACCCGACCCCGGCCCGTATCCGCCGGGGCGAGTGTGCAGGCACGAGCTCTGCATCACCAGGCTCAACCGAAACAACCCAGGTCCCTACTGCCACCACCATTGGACCGATCAGCTGCCGCCAGACGAGAGACTTGCCGCAGCATGACCTGATCCGCCACTGCGACCCCGAACCAAGGTCCGCGGCGACTATCGCCCACATCACCGGCCAGAGAATCGAAGTGGTGCTCTGGCAGCTCAGGGAGCTTGAGGATGCGGGCGTCATCCGGCACGTCACTGACGAGGCCGGCGTTATGCGTTGGGTAAAGGTGCCCATCGAGATCAAAGGGAGGCTCCTATGAGGGTCTACATCACCGGCATTGCCGGATTCATCGGATCGCACCTGGCACGCCACCTTGAAGCCCAAGGCCACACGGTCAACGGCTGTGACAACTTACTTTTCGGCAGTCCAGACAACCTTTCGACCGGCGACATCCCCTGGACGCGCAAAGACGTCCTTCACATGCACCGCCCAGGGCTTGACTGGTTTGACCCACATGTCGTAATCCACCTGGCTGCGGTCAGCTGCTCGAGGCACCCCAACGAGGCGCTTATCTGGCAGAACAATCTTTGGGCGACAGCGCACCTGATGTCAGTTGCGAAGCGTCGCCGCATCATCTTCGCCTCAACGTGTCTGGCCGATAAGCCAGAGACCGGCGCTTATGCCGACTCCAAGAGGGCCTGCGAGAAAATCATCAGCCCCGAAGGAGCGACGATATTGCGCTTGGCGAACGTCTATGGCCCCAGACAGCGTGATTGGGGCACAGAGCCTTCTGCAATGGCCGCATGGCGTAAAGCCGAGGCCGAGGGCAAGCCGATCCGCATTGACGGCGACGGCACCCAGACCCGAGACTTCATCCACGTAGATGATGTCGTTCGGGCCTTTTCGCTTGCCGTGGAAACCCCAGAAGCCGCGGGTCAGACCATGGACATCTGCACGGGCATCCAGACCCCAATCATCGAAGCCGCGGAGCGATTCAAGGGCCCGCGTGACTATCAGCGCCGCCCACACAATGACCCGGATCACACGACACAAGACCCCGAGCTGGCCGAAAAGGTTCTGGGCTTTCGGGCCGAGATCCCGCTTTACCAACTTTCGGAGGCCGCATGAGCTACCCAGCCAAATACAAGATCAGCGTCAAGCAGGGAGACACGCTGGACAAGACTTTCACCTGGCAGGTCGAGGATTCCCCAGTCAATCTGACGGGCTTTACGGCCGACATGCAGGTCAGAAGCACTCCTGAGTCCGACACGGTTGTGCTCGATGCAGGCAACTTCATCACGTTGGGCGGCACGCTCGGAACGGTCAGGGTCAACATCCCGGCCGGCACAATCGGAGACTTAGACGCAGGCCGCTACGTCTACGACCTCGAGCTCAATAACGGCGGCACCGTAACTACCCTGCTCGCCGGTGTCTTTCAGGTATCTGCCGAAGTAACCCGATGAGCCAGACCGAGCAGCTGAGACAGCTTCGCTCGGCTTTACAGGTTTCAGTCCCCAACTCCGAGGACTGCGGGATCTTGACCGGATACGTCGTAATCAGCCAGTGGCGAGACAACGACGGTGACGAGTGGCTTATGACCACGGCCGGCGACATCAACGACCAGGGCGCCGCAGCCTGGGCAATCAAGGGCTGGCTGGTCCACACGCTCGACAATCTCTACGAGCACTTTCAAGACCAGGACGAAGACTGAGACGCCAGAAGCGCCGATACATCTCTGTCTGTGTAGAGCGTGGTTGTCCGGAGCTTGCTGACGAGCGGTTCTGCGAGAAGCACGCCAAGGATTACTACCGCGCTGTGGAATCTCGGCGGCCTACTGCCAGCAGTAAGGGCTACGACGCACAGTGGCGCAAGCTCCGAGCCGAGTTCTTACGCGCATACCCGATCTGCCAAGACGAAACCGGATGCTTCGACCGAGCCACTGACGTAGACCACATCGACGGGCTGGGCCCGCTCGGACCTCGAGGCCACGACTGGTCCAACCTGCGGGCGCTTTGCCACAGCCATCACTCCAAGCGCACGGCTCGAGATCAGCCAGGCGGATGGAACATGGGAGCCAGAGCCAAGGGTCCATTCGTTGTGCTGATCGGTGAGTCAGGGGTTGGCAAGTCCACGGTCGGGGTGAGGTTGGCCGGCAAGCTGGCAGGACCGAGACTGACACGCGATGACTTCGACAATGGATGGCGCGATCTTTACCCCGTGCTTGATCACTCAGAGAACGCAGTGGTCGAGTGCGTGCGGATACCTCAAGCACTAAGGCAGCGCATGGAGGACAGGGAAGCCGTGCTGGTCGAGCTGACAGTGAGCGACAAGACACGGCTTGAGCGTCTGCAAGCACGAGAAGTAGATGCAGAAGACGTTGAGATGCTGTTCAGAGTTCGCAAGGGACCCAACAGCTACGACCGCCACGTTGAGCCTGACATGAGCCTCGAGACCGACCGGGACCCCGGCGTTGTTGCCGAAGAGATTGCCGGCCGTGTTCGGCGTCTATCGGTTGGGAGTCTGTAAGCAGAATGTGAGCGTGCGGGTCTGGCTGCGGCTGGATCGGCGCGTTTGGAATCCTGATTCAGACTCAGGGATTGCCGACGGGGTGGGGGGTAATCCCCTCCGATTTGGCAAGAGAA